CATAATAAGTAGAGCAGGTAATAGGTTGAAGTTCTTCTTTATCTGTATTTAAAACGTCAGTTTCTATATCGTAATAACCTTTCTTTAAATTCTTAATAGGTGGTAAGTCATTGTAATCCTTGACGCCATCTTTTTCTTCATAACCTAAACTATCAAGATAATCCATAATAGCTAAGTCTTCTATAAATAAATCTGAACCTATAGTTCTTCTATCTAAGAAAATATGGTCATATTTTATCTTTTTCTCTTTAAGTCCTCTTTTAAACTTAGCCCCCATATTAAGTATCTTAGCTATATCAAAACCTCTCCATTTATAAGATACCTTTTGAATAACTAGATTATCAAGAGATATAGTTTCTCTGTAGTAATCTGGAGCATCTCCTTTTACAAAGTATGCTGGTACTTTAGGGTGCTTTATTTTCTTTACATATTGATTACCAGTTTCTGTATTATACATAAATATATTGTAAACATCTTCATCTTTATTATAGTATGAATTATAGAATAAATCTTTTGCTTTCTCCATATCAATCACCTCAAATCGCTGTTTTTCACATCTGAAATATTAAAAACACCAAATTATTATAAAAATAAGGAGGTTTTATAAATGCTTATAATTCCTAGAAGTATAAGAAATACAAATGACACTTATGGTAGTGGATACTTTGGAACTTTAAAAGTATCAGTTGACAATACTAAGCAAATGTCTGAGATAGAAAAGAAATATGCACCTTATATAGCGAAGATGAATACTCTTGTTAAAGAAATAGATACAGAAATTAAAAAGTCTGAAAGAAGAGCAAAAGAAATACTTGAAGCTTTTCCTAAGAAAGTTGAGATAGAAACAGAGTCTACAAAAAATAGAGTTTCTTTATATACAACTAAGATGAATGCTTTAAAAACTATTATGAGTGCTATAAAAGAGATTAAAGAAACTGAAATGAAAGAACAGAAAATGGTTTACGATATGACAGGAAAGAATGTAGATATAAAAGGTGGCAATGTTAATATGAAAGCAAATATTGCATCTTTATACGATTCTAATATAACTTCTGCTCCCAGAACTATACATTCATTACAAGGATATGGTAAACCTATTCCTTCAAGTAATGGGGAGTTTGTTCCTAATCCTACAACAAGTTCTCAAAATGTAGATAATTCAGATATGGTAGAAGAAGGAGCTATGGATGATAACTACACAAGAGACGTTAAAACTGACGGAGCTTTCACTTCTTTATTTGGGAAAGTAGAAACTCCTGATAGTTCTAAATATATTCAAGGTAATAATACTATGAAAGATTATGAAAAGGTTGATAATAGATTCTCATATGGTGCGGCTCAAACTGGACTTAAAGCTAAATACTTGGAAGACACAGAAGTTAAATGTCACTGGGATGATGAGGAGAAGATAGGTTGGCTAAGAACATACTCAAAAGATACAGGGAATATAGTATCAGAAGAAGCCTTTATATCACCAGCATATCACGGAGTTTTAAATAAAATGGTATCGGGTGGTTTAACTTATGCTATATCTGAAACTGATGATACGTACTCTATTGTACCTGATAAAGTGGACAATGCTCCTAAAGCTATAGTAGATGATTTACTTGAAACTTATAAAAGACAAGATTTAAGAGACAGACTTAAAAAATAAATGGTGGCGCGATGCCACCATTATTATTCTTTTAAAGCTAACTCAGCATTGGATTTATCTAAATCAAATCCAGCATCTTTTAGTACTCTTTTTAAAAACTCATATCTTTCTAAATCGAATTTATCTAAAAATCCGTCTTGTTCATTTCTAACTTCCATAGCATCCAGCACTCCTCTTACAACAGCTTGTCCTGCTATTTGAAATTCCGTAAAAGGCAGCTGGTCTAATGACTCTACGACCGTTGCTACAAGATTTGCTATCTGGGATAAAAGTTTTACATCGAACTTATGGTTTATTTTTGTTGCTTGCGACGGCATATTAAAAACGTCTAATTTCATAGTTATTTCACTCTCCTTAAAAAAAATAAAGGATGTGCAGTCCTCTATCTTGCGGTTTTATAGATTTATGACAATTAATACAACTATCATAAAACCAAGTCCGACAGCTACTACTTGAATTTCACTGTCAGAAATTAATGATTTTAGTCTTCTCATATTCTACCTCCCATAATCGCATGTGCAATAGAATATAGTATGACTAATACGAAGATAATAAATACTGAAAATATCTTATCTTCGAGGTCTAAATGTGGAGCTTTCATATAGTCCACCCCACTATTACTAGACCTATAAAGAAAGCACATACACAAAACAAACCGAAGTACATTTGATTTGATATCGCTTCCTTTCTCATAGATTCCACTATTTTCTTTCTAGTGGCTCTATTGGCTCTACAGTTTTCTGAATGTACATAATCAGCATGTGCTTTATTATAATTGTCAGATATTTCTTTAGCAAAAGGTGTTTCTAAATTCTTCATAGTTTTACCTCCCAAGGTTTAAATTAAGACATCGGAACTCTTAAGCCTTCTTAAGTTTATTCCTTATCTTCTACATTTATTATATATAATTGAAATGAAAAATGCAGATAATTACAACTTTTTCTCAAGAGTTGCTTTAAATGATTTTGTACGTTCCTTTTCCTTATAACCTAACTTCTCATATAAACTTCTCGCTTCTGTATTAAAATCATATACATCTAAAGATATAGTATTACAACCTTTTTCTTTTGCATATACTGATGCTACATTCATAAGACGAGTTGCAACACCTTTAACTCTTGCTTCAGGAGTTGTCCATAATGCACGAATATAACAAGTTCTCTTTTCTCTGTCTGCTCTTATTTCTATAAATCCTACATATACTGAACTTATAGAAGTTTTAAGAGATGCTAGAAATACCGTGCTGTAATGAGTTTTAAAATCCTCTTTTATTCTATCAAGAAGTCCCCCTTCATCTTCTAAAGGAAAGGATACTCTATCAGCGTGATACTTATATATAGCGTGATGAAATTTTAAAAGTACGTCACTATCTTTTATATTTGCTTCCCTTATTACTATTCTTTCTTCCATATCATTTTGTGCTTCACCATACATTATCATATATTTACTCCTTCTTCATATTAAAAGGCAGGGTTTCCCCTGCCATATATTTATTCTTCCCATGGATATTCATTTTCATCACTACTTTCGTAGTCTTCTTGAATTTCCACTTTCTTATTACCATAGTTTGCACTATTCTTCTTAGCTAGTTTTTCTTGGTGAAAACTCATAATAGTAGAAGTACCATTAAGTATTGCTTCTAACATATTTACAAATGTATTAGTTTCAGATGGTCCACCAAGTCTTACCATATCTTCCATTCCACCATCACTTGCAAATAGTTTTACTCTATTTGTATCCATAAATGGACATATGATTTTAGAATTTTGTATAACTTGTCCGTCTACTACTGAGTATATAGCTGTACCGGTTACATACTTATCTTCTACATTCATTCCAAGAATTCCAAATGCAGTTTCCTTTCCTTGCATCACAAACTCAAATGGAACTTTATCTACCATTTTCTTTCTAGCTTGTCTTACCATCATAGTTAAATCTTCAAAATCATTATTAGAAATGAAGTGAGATTTTTCAGGTTTTTTCGCAAAAGGACCTTCTTCAGTTCTTTTATAAACTGAGAATAACATTCCTCTTTCAAATAATTTAACACTCATTCTTTTACAATTTTCAATTTCCTTTGTAAAAAATACGAATGAGATAAGGTGTGTTGATACCAAGTCTTCCGGATTTTTCTTTTGTTGTTCTGCCATTTTTAAGCCTCCTATTTAAAATTAATCTAAAGTCGTGTTCCTAATTCTTTAGATTTTTTGTATATTTATCTTATATGATTTATTCTTATCATATTCTATATTTACTATTTCTGGTATTACAGATGGGTCATCTGGGTCATAGTTTGCTTCTATATATTGATAGTCTGAGTTATAACCATTTATGCCTACAAACTCTATTTTTGTAACATCAACTATATCATCTCTTACCTTTCTTATTAAATCTGATACGTGGAATGTTTCATCATTTATAAAGTCTATCTTAGAGAAATAATCTCTTATATAGTCTTTTACATAGTTCATATCAACTGTAGCGTTATAAGCAAGAGCAACTTTGAAGTTTAAAGATATATTAGTTTTATCAAGTCTTTCATTATCATTTCCAATAATGTGGTTTTTAGAAGTACCATAAGTATTAGCAAACTTTAAAGTTGACACAAAATTAGTTTGAGTTTCAAGCCATTTAGTATGAATGTAATCCATTTGAGCATACACATCATTATATACAGTATATCCGTTATTAGTTACATATTCATATCCAAATAAAGGAATAGATAGAAGCTTTAGCTTATTAGCATCTATATCTTCTATTTGTACATATGAATTGTCTGTATATTGTCTTATAAGTGCTATATCATTTAGTGAGAATACATTTATAAGTCCTTTACCTACTATATTTGGAACTCCATAATCACTTGCTTTAGCTGTATCATTTTCTTGGTCATCTTGTACTATTATCTTTATAGATTTAAAGTTTATCTTAGTTGTAACGGTGTTAGCAACTCCGGCGTTCATAAGCTTTAAATCTATCTTACCGTCTCTTATAAAGTATGCTGTTTCTATCTCAGCCTCATATAAATACATATCATTCTTTTCATTATATGATTTCATGACACAAGGAATATAACCTATATAATTTATGTCTTCAGCTTGGAAAGTTACATTTATTTTAAGTATTCCTTTATCTTGTATAGAACCATTAGGAAGCTTTTCATGAAATTTAACCAAATCATCTTTATTCTCAGACGCTAGGTTTGTCATTATATTAAAATGGAGTTTTATATTTCCTTTAGGTTCTCTTGTTATATATACAGCATTTGCCATAAATGAGTATTTAGATTTATCATAGTTGTATTCAAACTCACAAACAGCACGTCTATCTATATAAGTTTCATAAGTTTCTACTACTCTTTTAATTCTATTTACGATATATAGTAAAGATGGAGTATAGTCAAATACATCTTTTGCGTCTTTTGTATCTCTATGATAAGCTGTATCAGAACCAAGTGGTGCACGGAAATGTGCCATTTCAGGTATCTTATACCAGTTATCTATTTTCTCAAGAGTTGCCGTATCTATAAGACAATTTAGCGTATTAGTAGGAACTAAATACTTATCATCTACAGTTGTAAGAGGAGCAAATATTGAGTATACTCTCATCTTCCAATCATCACGGGTTTTGATAACTTTATAATTCTTCTTATTTGCTGAGAAGTGTAAAGATAAATCATAGTCAGTAATTAGCGAGTTTCTTGTATGAAGTGAATCTATTATCTTCTTTCTTAAAGATTCTAAATCGTCTTCATCAGAACCCGGAGTAGAATACTTCTGAGCTGTATCCGCTGTTATATAAAATGGTAAGTCTTCTCCGTCACTATCTTCTACTATTATATCATCTCCAATGTATTCAAAGTTAGCTTCTTTACCTTTAGTTAAATACATTGAAAGTTCTATTATACTGTCACGAACTGGTACAAAGTTCCCTCTATATCCACGATTAGTTAAAGTTATTTTATTTTGGTTCAAATCATAGTATATTGTAGGTTTATCAGGAATTGACTTATCATAATACATAGACTTCTGAAGTCTTTTAACTTCATTTGTAAACTCCGATACTCTATAATATGGAGTAAAGTCTATAAGTTCATCTTTATAAGTTATAGGGTATACGTCAGTTGTAGAATCTATATAACGATAAGTTTCTATTTGTCTTTTATATTGATAAAGTATTAAAGATAGTATCATTCTCTTACCTTGCTTTATAACCTTTATATTCGGATTTATTATCTTAGATATAGGATTATATAAAGCATCTTTGTCATATCTTGCTGTAATTGCCATTTGACCTTCTGGGTCATATATTTGTATATTTATAGGATAATCAAGAGAATATATAAACTTTCCTATCTTTACTTCTAAAGTATGAGGCAAAGCATATCTATATAACTTTGGATTTATTCTTTCAGCATTTTTAAGTACATCTTCTATAAATATAGTAAATGTAAATACACGAGATGATGCGGTTGCTAGTTGAAATGATACATCTGCAACCTTATTCCACTTAAATAAACTATCTTTAAACTCAGCAGTTACCGGAAACATTTCACGAGAAGATATATAAGATGAGTACGAAACTATATCATATAACTCTCCTAAACCTTGAGTTTGATAAAAGGCTGTAGATAAAGCGTGTACTCTATCAGGGGGTAAGCCTAGTGTATCTAAAACCACAGCCATAGATTTTAGAAACTCCTCTTTTGTAGAGATAAATTTATCACTTAACATTTATTCCTCCTTATTTCTTAATATAGTTCGCAATATTATTATATGTATTTTGTATAGAATTTGCGTATCCTGTTGCTGTGCTTTTAACAGCACCTGCCATACTTTGTGCTTTATGTACAGCCGCATCATAAGCTCCAGATGCTGTATCCACTCCTTGATTTATAAGCTTTTCCGCTGTTCCTCTAGGGTCTTTTATAGCACCCATAATTCCACTCGTTACAGTTTTAAAGAATCCGTTTTTCTTGACAACTTTAGCTTTCATCTTAGGAGCAACTTGAGCTGACGAGAATGGTACAAGTTTATATCTTCCTGTAGCATTATCGTATATTACCTCAGCACCATTAGTCCAATAATATTGTAAGTTTCTATCTTCTTTTGGAAGCCATTTATCGTAGTATTTTTTAGGCACATATCTTTTTTGCATTTCATTAAATTCATACAAAGCATTTATATCAAATGGCTTAAATACAGAAGACGCAAACGATACAGTTATTTCTCTTATTTCTCTATTTATCATACCTTGATTTGAAAATACAGAAAACGGTATAGTCTTAGGGAAATTTCCTACAAGCTTTGCCCAGTATGTAATAGATAAGTCATCTTCTTCTGTACAGAAGATAAATATAGGACAAGTATAGCTCATTCTATTATTTACCGTGTCATCTGGGTGCTGTATTATAAGTCCATCCTTAACTCTATCTATATATGTGACCCAAGCATAAATAAGTTTGAATGCTTCAGCTTGTCTATCCATAGCAAAGGTTAAATTTATAGGAATATTAATCATAGACGCACCGTAATTTATTCCATATTCTTGCGATGAACCGTATCTATTTGCAGGAGAGTTAGAAACGTCAAGTGTTGCATCTTGAAATGATATTCCTACTATTCTATTTTGAAGCGATGTCATCCAAGGAGTAGCACCGTCTATTCTTCCATTAAGCTGCAAAAATAAATCATAATCTCTTAGAATAAACTCAGCAAGGTTATAATCATTTCTCACAGATTCTGCAAGTTTATTAGAATCTTCTTCTTGTAAGTTGCAAGTAGGCTTACCTATAAAGATGTGAGTTCTTGTATGAGCAAGAGTATTATCTATTAAAGTTACACCTAATCTATTTACAAAGTTACGTTCTAAATCCTTACCCTTTGATATATTACCTGTCATACCATAAGAGTTTTTAATAGTTTCAGCAAGAGATGCAAATGTATCATCTGAGAATATATCGAATCCGTCATAAGAAGGACCAGTAGCCGCAGGAGAATATCCAGAAGCATTCCATATCCTATGAAAGGCATCTAGTTTAGGTTTACCTGTAGTTCTACCATTCATAGCTCCAGCTTCTCCGAAAGCATCGTGAGCGGCTCCACGAAGAGCAGCCATAAGTTTATCCTTATCATCTTTATTTCCCGAAAGTCTATTTATATCTTGAGCATCAGGTCCTGTATATATTTCATGATAAGGGTCTCTATTTTTAAGAAGCTCAGATTTCATAGTACCTATAAGTCCACCAAATGTGCTATTAAGTGCCATACCCAGTGGATTTCCTAAGAAGTTATTTACTTTACCTAAGATTCCTCTTTGAAGTTTTGACTCTATTTTTCCTATGGTTGAGTTAATTTTATTATTTATCTTTTCTTCAACTCCACCCACTACACTATTTATTCTACCTTGAACTAAACCTTCTATATTTGAACTTCCGGTTCTTATGGCATTATCTACAGCATTACCTATATTACCTATAGCATTATTAACAAAATTACCCGGTATTTCTTGAGCATTTTCCCATATTTCATTCAATCTTCCGGGACCAAAGTTTGAGCTTAGTTTACTTGCGTATGTATTATACGTCTCTTTTGCTGTCTCTTGGTTCTTTTTAAACTGTGCTGTTGCAACATCAGAGACACTTCCACCAGCTGATTTTTGGTTATCATCTGCCATTGTAAAACCTCCTTTTAATTATAATTTTTAAACTAAAGGGCTGTTTTTCACACTTTTGCGACAAAAAAAAAAATGGTGAGGATAAACCTCACCACTTATATTTTATTCATTTTCTGATGACAAATAACAATAGTCAAACATGTTTATCCAGAAATGAGTTGCTGTTTCTATACAAACTTTAGGTTTTCTCCACCCTCTGTGATTTCTTTCATAATCGTTTAAGATTTTTAGAAGTTCTATTGTGATTTCTTTCACAGTCTTACCTAAGTTACTATCAATAAATATAATATAACTCTTTTCTTTATTTATAATATCTGTGATATCAGATATTATAAAGTCATCTTCTACAGCATACTCTACATATTTATAATCACTATCATAATTAGATTTAAGTCCTTCTCCTCTTTTAGTTATAACAAGAGCGGATTTATTATCTCTATTATATTCACGAACTAAGTCCATAATATTTTCAATTCTCTTATGTATATTTGCAATAACTCTTGTATTTTTCATCCAATCTATAAATTTATAGTAGTCTTTAAGCTGATTTTCTTTTGGTTCAAAATCTTGATTTGCAAAGAAATGCTTAGCTATAGCAATAATAGTATCTCTACTCGCTATATATTTATCATAATGAGTTTTATCTACTATATACTCTATGAAGCTGTCTAAATCCATTTCCTCAGAATCTCCAATCTTTCCATTGAATACTCCTGTGACTTCTACATCGTTGTCATCATTCACATAAATAGCTGTATAGTAATCATTTCTAGTTTCTTCATTTATGCAGAATGGGAAAGACTTAACATTATTGAAAACTGGGGTCACTTCTCTTATTTTCTCTCTTGCTTCATCTTGAGACCCTTTAAAGACATATCCTTTAAGTCCAGCCATAAAATCTCTAAATCTATCTCCTACTAAAAGTTCTCTTTGATAAGTAGTTGCATCCGGTATTTTAAATTCGAGTTGCGATGCTATAGATTGCAAAAATATTGCACCTTTTAGATTTTCCATAAATCTTGCTACCATAGCGTGAGCTTCAGATATAAGGTTTTCATCGCTATCAGCTACAAGTTGCACAAAGTATCTCATAGATTCTATAGACGTTCCACTGTATACAGTTTTAGTATAATGATTAGTAGGGGCATTTTCAAGACATCTTGTACAGTTTTCTATAAACTCTACTGGATTTATATATACATTGAATTGTGTAATACTATCCATTATTCTTTTAATTCTTTCTATTTCTTCATTGTATTTTGCTACAGATTTCAAATCATGTGCTATATGATATATAAAACAGAAATCATCAAAATGTCCATCTTCTTGATGAAGAATTACATCACATCTTATAGGCGAATCTGCTTCTCCTATTACAAGTTTACTCATTCCTATTGTCATCACTTGCATTTTGTATATTTCTGTATTTAGTTTTCCTTTATTTAATAATGTTTCATTTGTAAATACTGTCATTTTAATTCCTCCTTGAATTTTAAATATTAAAAATAAAGGGTGAGTTAGTCTCACCCACATAAAACTATTTACTTATAACTGAACCTTCTGGAACTATTTTGTTTCTATCTTGTCCCATGATAAGTTCAAACCCATTGTTATTTAGCACATATAACGCTACTTCATCTTCATTATATGAAGCTCTCATTTCTGCAACTATATCAGTTAGATACTTTGTAGTACCTTGGAACGCATATACTGAATTCATATCCACAACTACTATATTTCCATTTAGTGCGTCATAAGCATTTATAAATCTTGCCATATCTGGACCTTCATAATCAAGTCTTACGACTTTAGCTTTGATATTTTTAGTCTTTTGTGTGAATATATCATCACTAACCATATATGAAGTTATAAATAAAACTTCTTCTTCCTTTTCTATTTCTTTATCAGATTTCATAAGATAGGCTTGTCCTAAATCTTTAGCATTCCAATCAGGTGCCATAAAGTTTCTTGAATTAGGTATGAATTTTAAACCTGATATAAATCCACAGATTTCACTATATCCTTTCTTATCACAATTATCATCAGCTTCATATTGTTCTAAAAATTGATTTAATAAATGATTAGGAAAATATCTATCTGTAATTACTGGTAAATCAGGTAATTTATCTAAATCATGATTTACAAGATATCCTATGAAATCACTTAAACTACATTCTTCTATTTTCCCTTCAGGCTTACCATCTACGAACTTTTGCATTTGCATATATCCACCATTTGCATCCCAAGATGTAATAGCTGTAAAAGTTTGATAAATTCCTTTATCGTCTTTCTTACCTACTTTATTTGTCATAAAATCTAAAAGTCCGTCAAGCATATCTTCTACTCCTATACCAATTCCAAATCCTATTCCTTTTACGTTTTTCTTTTCCATTTTTAATTCCTCCTTAAAATTTTTATTTAGTATTTAATTATACCTATTGCTAGGTTTATAATATATAAGAAATAATGTGAATGGTGCACGAAGCACCATCCTACATATTACTATCTGAAGTGTACATTGTATTCATATTCAGCTTCTTTATTTTGTTTTAAGTATTCTTCTTCTATATTAAGCTGATTAGCACATAGAAGATTTCTGTGGTCTTGATAAGTAGAACCATTTATAAGTACATTAACTGTATTACCTATGAATAAGCAAATAGTAGAGAACTTTCTTCTTACGTTTTCTCCTATGCTTCTGTAGTATTCAGTTAAGTCTTGTAAAGTTATAGTAAATTCGGTTTGAATTACAGTTTCAACAGCTACCGAACCCGATAAACTATTCTCTGGTCTATTTGTTAGCTTTTGTTCACCATCTACAGTTCTATTAACCCAATCTAATTTCTTTAACTTTTTAAGATAGTATTTTACATCATTCCCTTCAACGCTTCTACAAGCATAAGTTTGATATAAAGTATTAGGGTCATCAGCTGTCTTTTTAATCATTCTCCAAGGAATTCTTGTAGCAGCTGTAAATCCCGGAGCATATCTATTAACAGCTTTTACAACAGCACCGTCTGCTCCACCATTACAAAGCATTACACCGCAGTAGTTTAAATCACTTTTAACTACAGATGAAGTCGCTGTAATTGATGATTCTAAATCCTTATCAAGAGTTAGAACTTCAATTTTATTAGTTCTCTTACCAGTTAGAAACTCAGCAACAAGTTGAGTTACACCAATAAGCATAGTATTTTCTCCTTCTTTTCTTCTTCTAAATAAAGTTTTACCAGAAGGAAGTGTTATATTTTCTTCTTTTCTTATAAGAACTCCTCTTACCTGATTTCCAGTTGAGGCATGATTTATGTCTGAAGATATACTTACTATATCACTAAATCTTTTCATTTTTAACCTCCTATGTTTATAATATCTACAATATCTGTTTGTAAACGTCCGCTCTCACGCTTTATAAGTGTATCGTAAACTCTTAAATCTGAGTATAATCTTTTCTTAGTTTTATTCCTTAAGGTATCGTAAAAACCTAACTTTGCATGTCTATCCCAGAAATAAGTTTTATACTTATCATTTAATATATCAAAAGTTACGACGTAATCATTTTCAAATTCACGGAACTTCTTTTGATATGCGTGGTCATCTATTATTATTTCTCTATCATGTTCCCATACCTTTACTCTTACGTGTGGTATAGTATCTTCTATATAGAAATAATCATTATCATACTCTTTAAACCACTTTTGAAAACCGTCATCGTATGTAAACTCGTTAAGGTCAGGTCTTATGTATTCTACTGTATTAGGAACTGTAATCCAAGGTGGATATAAAACCTTACTTCTATCTCTTTCTCCTTTTCTATGTAGCAAATCAGTTACTTCAAGATATGAGTGAAGTCCTGACATTTTAACTGTCATTGTAGCTTCTTCAAAAGTTGTAGTTGTAAGTCTATCCCAAAGCCATACGTGATTTTTAATTAAAGTTTCAGATAGTATTCTTTCGTAATCATCAAATATATAAGAAGTACCTGAAAGTCTCAAATCTACAGTGTAAGATTTTAAAAATGCTATCATCTTAAACATTGTCGTTTTAATAGTTTGAGCTTCATCTTCCTTTATCTTAGATAAGAAAGATAAAAGATTATCTCTCGCTGCAAGATGAGAAGGGTTACAATAGTTATACAAATCTTCTATTAAAGATAGAAGTTCTTCATTCATATTAGCTTCTACATTTGCTCCAGTTGCACGTAAAGATTGCAAATGTGTATATAAAGCTGGATTTGAATGAGATAACCATTCCGAATAAGTATTATAATTCTTAATATCTTTATAGTAATGATTTATAGCCATAGTTCCAACCATGTGCTCAAGCTTCATAAGTTCTTTCATTATATGATAATCAAAATACTCAGTTTCTATCATCTTACGTAAAATACCCAAAGCATTTCTATTATGTAAAAGTACATCTAAGAAATCTACAACTGATATAGATGAGTTAAGAGTTTTGTAATAGGTTAGATATTCCATATCTTTTGGAAGATTTCTTTGAAAGGCATCTACTACATCTTGATTTAGTTTAAAATGATTGTCTATTCCGTATATGTATATAAGTCCTTCTGCATCTTTTATTATATCATCTTCAAAACCATTCTTATTTATAATAAGTATCATAGCATATACAAATGCTTCCCATAAAGTTGCTGGTAGTTGAGCCTTAGTAAGAGTTAGCTTAAAGTCCCCTAGTCTTTCTTTATTTCCAAATAAAAAAGACATAAACTCAGATTGAGTAAAAGCATTCTCAGTTAGAGATACAACATTATCTACTCCTATATACTTAGTAGTAAGAAATGAGAAGTTTTCTTTAAGTACCATATCTTCAAGCTTATCACGTCCCAAACCCCATCTTTTATCCTTTGCTACAAACTCTCCAAAAGGTATCTTAGCTTTAGTATCTCCTTCTCTTATATTGTAGATATAGTTATGCAAATCTGATGCTCCTATCGGAACTCTTACAAAAGATAGCTTATAATTCTCTTTTAAAGATTTGCTCTTATCATAACCCTTTTCAAAGTCTACATATTCTTTATAAAGAATATACTGATAAACGTCTTTAATACCAAATGCTTCAGCTATATTTATAATAGACGATTTATCTCCTTTAAAACGAAGAACTCTATTTATCTTTTCAGCAAAAGCAATTCTTACATTCTTAGGTAAATCAGCAACGTAAGGAATCGAAAACGTCTTATAAAGACTATCAAGTATATCATCTGATGTAAAGTCAAATTCCAAAATATTCATAGGATTTTCAGCCAAGATTACATACATAGTAGCACAGATAAGATAGGTCGCCATTATAGGTTCATAGTATTCATATGAGTCATTATAATACTCATTAAAGACAGTTCTTGCAAACGCAAGTCTTAAATATTCATATACTTCTGCAACTCTATATCCAATATTGTAATTTACAGTATCTATATATAAAAGTCCAAATTTATCAGAAGTTCTAGTTACATAAAAGGGTATTCTTCTTTGAATGAAATTAAGATATTCTTTATCCGCATTTTTCTTTATTATCTCCTCAAGTATTCCTTTATTTTCTAAAATTGATAGCTCTCCTTGACTCATAAGGTGAAGCGGCGTATTATCTGTAATACCATCTATATGGTATCCTAAATAAATGTAATCTTCCTCTCTATAAGGATAACCCATAAGAGTTAGTACGTATCTATTTTCTTCTTTATAGTTAGCTATTATCTTCTGTCTTTTATTTGCGTGTAATTGCTCTCTTTGAGCAAGTGTTGTAAACCTAGATAGTTCACGTACATCTCTTTGTATTACTATTATATCATTGCTATTTACTATTCCTATAGCATTTAGTTCTTCTGTAGTATAATCGTATTCGTAAACTGTATCAGTTCCATTATACGCATTTTTATATTTATTAAATCTAACCTTCATTTCTTCTGTGTCCCATATCTCAAGTTCTTTCTGTCTTTTTATGACAGCTGTCTTAAGACAATTAAGAATATCTCGGTTATCAGTTACAAAATCATCAATCCGTAACATAGTACACCTCCTTTGATTTTTCAAATAGCTGTTCGTCATAAAACCCTCAGAAACAGCTTAAATAGAAGAAAAATAACAATTTTAGGAGGTATAAACATATGGAACTTACTATTATAAGTTTGATAGTTATGATAAATTTAATGATATTCGGTGGAGCCACATTATTCGTAATGTATATACTAAAATCAAAGGAAATGGAAGATAAAAGAATAGAAAATGAAAGGCAATTTATGCTTGAGCAAACTAGACTTTCAATAGAGCAAACTGAGAATAAACGAAAGGAAGAGGAAAGAGTGAGACGGTATTTACTCGATAAGGAAAAGCAACTTGCAGATATTAAACTTCGTGAAAAGGAAATAGATTATAACGCTTCTCTTGACGTCAAGAAAGAAGTTTATAATCCTTTAGAAGAAATGATAGAAACTGTTGTAGAACCTTACTTGAAATTTAAGTACACAAATATAGAAAAAGACCCTAAAGACTTTGTAATGGAAGATATAATAATTCCTAGATTTGGACCACATAGAGAAAATGATATAAAAGATATTTATAAAACTATAGTTTCTGATATGTCTCCTACTATGAGAAATATACTAGGTAAATATTTAAAAGATGAAAATTTAGATATAATGATAGATAAGATGATAAGACTATACTACAATAGAACTCTTGATACATTAACTAAATATAAAAATGAGCTAGCTTTACGTGAGCAAGCTGTAATGTCAAGAAAAGACCCACTATTTATAAATGGTAAGCTTAATAGAAAAGCGAGAGGACTTTCAAAAGAAGCGGCTGATGCAATAGAATACTACAAGATACATAATGTAAAAGATTTGGTAGAAGCACAAAAACTTATGCGTGATGAAGAACACGCTGACTTATATATAAATGCACGTTATGAAAATGAAATACGTAATGGATTTGACCACGGAGTAAATATATTAAAAGTTGACCCTTCACAATACGATGACTTTTTAAGGTGGAAATTCCCAGATAATTACGGTTTATATAATAGATAAAGGAGAAGATTATGGAAATATTTAATATAGATAAATTCATAAGAGCAAGACAAGTAAAAGAAGTTACAACAACTAACCTCTTTCTTGCTTCAGGTTCACCAGACCCTGAAGGACTTGTATCTCAAGTTATATTTGGTACATCTACAATAGATAGACAATCAAGATACGGGTACATACAACTTCATGGAAAGTTTATGCACCCTATTATTTACAAAAGAATATTTAAAAGAAGCTATAGAAAGATAGACGGAATTATAGCAGGAACCGATTACTATAATATAACTGAGAAAGGTGATTTAGTACCAGACCCTGAAGGATATACTGGACTTGAATGGCTTTATAAGAATTTTGAGAAGATAAAGTTTCAGAATATAAATATGGAGCAAAGCGACGATGATATAGAACTATCTTTATTTAAAGAAGACGTAAGAGCTGTTATGAAGAAGTATACAAAGGACCAGCTATTCATTGATAAAATTATAGTGATACCTATAGCTTATCGTGATATAGATATAAGAGACGGTCAAATGGGTATAGATGAGCTTAACTCTTTATATCGTTCTATTATGAATAAAGCTAAGATGCTACAAGATAATAAGAATGTAAAACTGTTTGATTTGAATAGGCTTATGTTTCAAATGCAACTACAAATAGCACAACTGTCTGACCACTATAAAGCTATAATAAGTGGTAAGTATGGACTTCAAAGAAAAAGAGCACTGTCTAAAAACGTTGATTATGGTTCTATTGTAGTTTTATCAGGACACGAGTTTGACGGAGATAAGTTCTATGATGAAAAGGTAAATGTTGATAAAACTGGATTTCCACTAACTGCCATAGTTACAAATATGCAACTATTTATAATAAGAAGAGTAGAGGACTTCTTACGACAACTTCCTATGACAAAGAAGAATGGTGAGCAATTTTCTTTAAGAGAAAAGGAAATGTATTATGACGGTGAGAAGATAAAAGAATATATACAAACCTATGCTCACTCTATATCGGAAAGACTTAACTTTGTTGAAACTCCAGACGGCGGTAATGTCACATTTACTTATAAAGTGGCTGGAAAAGAAAAGACAAGATTTATGACAATAACTGACGTTTTGTATATGTTTGCTTATAGCGAAGCTGAACTTGCTGAGCGTCATATGCTTATAACTCGTCACCCTACTATGGATAGCTTTAACGTTATACCTACTCTTATTCACGTTCTATCAACGATAAAGACGATAGAAGTTGAAGCTTATGGTATGAAATATCCTTACTATCCTGATATAGATTATATCTTTGATAAGTATGGAGATTTACAAGTTAGAGAAAATGCGATAAAGGCAGAAAGAGAATTATCGGGTTATTTTACAGAATCTGAAAAGATATCAACACTACAACTTGAGGGAATGGACGGAGACTTAGATGGAGATAAGAACATAGCAAGACCAGTATTCTCAGATGAAGCAAATGAAGAATGTAGACAAAAAAGAGAGGCTCTTGCATCACACTTCAATATGAGAATGGAAAATATGAAGATACTTGGAACTGATAGTGTACAAGCTCTATATTCATTTACAGTATTTAGAAAAGATGCACCTTATGCTAAACCTGCTACAATAGAAAAGCTAAAGAAAGCTAAATCAGATGATATTACTGTAACTTATTTATTTAAAGAACTAAGACTTGCCGATACTACTAAATTTAAAAGAGAGAACGATATAAGAGATTTAATACCTATTAAAAATGGTGAGTTTGGTTATAAGGGAAAAGATACGGTTTGTACAATAGGACAATTCATAGCTTGGAAACTTTTATTTGAAGATTGTAAAATACCAGTTCTTACAGAAGTTTTAACTAAGAAAGTTATAGAAAGAACATTTACAGAAATAGGAGTTAAAATACAACACAAAGAAATCACAATAGACGATTTCAAGAAGTGTGTAAATAGATATGAAGCATTCTCACTTCGTATGACTTCATTTGTGAACCCTTCTGTATCTACTGAAATGCTTATTCTTACACCAGAGATAAGAGAGCTTAAAGCAAAACTTATAGAAGAAAATAAAGCTGGAATTGAAGCAAATGACCCATATGCTGCGGCTAAGGTTGAAAAACCACTTATAGCCAAAGTGGACGAGGTCTATAAAGACACACCCGAAATGGAGTATTATAAATCTGGAGTTGTATCGCTTGATAACCAATTTAAAACTCTGGCACTTATGGCAGGAGCATTACCACAAGATGAAGACTTCAATAAGTTTAAAGTTGTTACAGATTCTCTATCAGACGGATTACAAAAGAAAGACTTATCTTACTTTGGTAATATGGGACTTGTAGGTGGATACTCAAGAGGTAAAGCACCAGAAGTCGGTGGAGCTATGGCAAAACTTGCAGGATATGTATATCAAACTATGAGACTTGATAAGTTTGGTACTGATTGTGGAACTAAAGTATATTGTGAAATATATGTAGACCCTAAAGCAGAAGTTGAATATTATGGAAGATATGTTCCTGAAGGAAATGAACTTGTAATGATAACTAAAGAAAACTTCTCAAAATATGCTGGAAAGAAAGTTCCTATGCGTTCAGTTTTAACTTGTAAATCTCCTTTAGTATGTAGCAAATGTGCAGGAGAAGGAATATACAATATCTTAGGAATATATGATAAACCTGTAGATTTTGGACTTAAGCTTAATAAACAACAACACGAGCTTGTACAAAAGAGACTTAAACTTTCTCATGATACTTCGGTTAAATTCAAGCACTTAGACTTTAGCTGTATAGTATCTAGTAAGAAGAAAGGAAAATAAAAAAAAAATAGGAAGGGGCGTCCCCCTTCCATATATTTTTAATGGGATTTATGTCTTTACTATATAGTATAATGGGATTTGTCTAATATTGGGATTATAGACTTATACTGTATATTTTTCCAAGTGTTTCCGTTATAGGTAAGTATTTTCAAATACTTGTAAAAGAGCTTGTATACAATCTGCAGCGTCGTATAAATCGTCTTTTGATTCAATATGAAATAACTTACCGTCTTTATCAGCTGGAGCCCAAGACTCAGCATATGTAGAAAGTTTGGCAATTCTTGCCTCTGTATTCTTTCTTTCATTTTCATCTAGTGGTACGTGGTCAAGTGTCCAGTATATCATTTGACAATCTTGTCCACCAAATGAAGCTGTTACAAATTCCAAATCTCCTATTCTTGGAACGAAGTAACCTATATCACGAACAGCTATCTCATCACCTTTAACACCAAAGTTTTCAGCTGAGATAACTAGGTGAATGTCATTCATGTGAAAATATTTATTAAGCTTTCTTATTATACGAGATATATACTCATAATTTTCAACACATACAGCGATAGACTCTTCCTTGACATCTAAGAAAGTACCGTCTGTATGTTTAAGCATATCTGCTCTTAGATTTCCAATGTATTCAGCACATATCATAAAATCTTTCCACCCGTCAGGTAGAGCAAAGTTAGATACTATAGGTATATACTTTCCAATATCATTATAGATTTCTGGATTAGTAGTTACATAAGATGAGATAAATCTTTCGATTTTATTATCTCTTATTCCTACTTCTCTAAATGGTACTTTATATACCCAAGAAGAACCTTCAGCCATAAAAGCAATTCTGTTTTGACCTCTTCCAAGATATTTAAAACCTGCATTCATTATAAGTCTTCTATATCTATCAGCAACTTCATCAGGAGCATATTCTCCAACGAATACTTCAGCAAGCTCTTGAGCAAGGTCTACAACCTTCTCTTGAATTTCATCAGTATCTCCCATTCTTTGTTGACGACCGAATGGACTTCCACCAAATGGAGAACCGTAACCATAACTACTACCATTACCACTTAAACTATTACTTCTCTTTAAAACATTTCCTACATCTTTAATATTAAATGCCATTTTTATTCCTCCTTAAAATTTTATAATAAGTTAAATTGCTAATTTTTACCACCATTTATTTACGCTCGCATTTGTTCTAGGCTTTAATGGAACGTAAGGTTTTGACTCTGTTGCTATACCCGGTGTAACCCAAGGTCTTACCCCGCCATTTGAAGAACTACCGCCTTTGTTCCCAAAGATTGATTCAAACCCTTTCTTGCCACTACTTCCGCTACTATTTCCATATCCTAAGCCGTTATTCGGTTTATATTTATTGGTATATGAATTAGTTTCATATTTTTCACTGAATATTGATTTCTTCTTACTACCAAAGGGACTACTACCGCTATATCCGCTTCCATAACCGCTACCATAATTATCAAACAATCCGCCACCGAATCTTCCGAAACTTCCATCATCTACAAAGTAGTCGTCATCTTCTTCCTTTCTGAATTTTGCAAAAGACGAAGTCTTTTCTTCTTTCTTACCAGCTGTATAGAAACCACTTACTGTACCCGGAATAAGCTTTTCAGTTTTCTTTTGATTCTTCTTCATATTTTGTAAGAAGTATTTATCAGCATCTGGGTCAGGTCTATCAGGTTCAATATTAAATCCTAAATCTTTAATAGCTGCTACAACTTCTGGAGCTATTAGTTCTTCGTCTACTGCCGCAGTTAGAGTCTTAACTAATTTATCTAAATTATTTGTAACTAACTTTAAAACCTTAGTAAGCATAAATGTATCTACACCATATCTTGATAGTTTTAGCTCACTATCAATAGTAGTTACTTGACTTATTCCAGTTGTGTCAACTATTTCATTGATTTGCTTTAATTGTTCTTTGTCAAATCTACTTCTGAAATCGGTCATACCATCATTCCATCTGTCTCTCATTCTAATCCATCTAGTTAGGTTTTCCCCAACACTTTCTTCTTCTCTACCAAAATATGCTGCCGTTTTATTTAGGAAATCACAATCTGTAAACTTTCCTAAATCATTTGTCATGTAGTTTTCAAGTGCCATCATTGTTTGTTGCCATTGCTCTTCATAGTTTGCGGCAACCTTTAAGTCTTGACTTAAAAACACACCTTCTGGAACCATAGAGCCCCAGTTATTTCTTCCATTCTTTCCATATTTTTTACTGTACTTTGATACGTCAATCATTTTGATTCCTCCTTAAAATTTTTTATTTTTACCTCTCGGTCTACATATATAATATATAGTATAAAAAATGAAAGTTGCACTAAGGCTACTTTATTTGAACTGCTCAGTAACTCCAAGTAGTTCAAGTGTAGCCTTTCTAGCTTCTTCCATTTGTTGCTCTAACTTCTTTTTATTTTCTTCAGATATATTAAATTCCCATTCGTTCTTAGAACCACCGAATATCTTAGTTAGAAGTCCGTCTGGGTCTCCCGGTGCCGCATCTTGTATATTATCATAAGCGTCATTAGGGTCAGGTGATATTCTAAAATTGTTTTGCGTAAATTTAAAGAATTTAAGTTGTCTTTCGTTTGAGTTATTTTCCCCTTCAGATGCGTTATCTCTATCTTTATCAAGAAGCATATGAAGTATAGGGATACCATTATAATATCCTCTAAATTGTATTATAAGAGTTTCTACGTGGAACTTAATCCCAAATCCACCAGCAACGTGAGCCGCTGTTAATTGTCCACCCATAAGTGGACTCGGATATCTTTTAGTAGCTATAGCTTCTCTTGCAACTCTTTCCCCGTCTCTATTAAATTGTCCAGCTGTTATTATAGGGACATTAAGTCTTTGAGCTGCAAGTTTTAAAGCTTCAAATTTTCTTACTAAAAGTGGTTTATTTCTATCTTCCATTTCATCTTTACTATATGGTGGGTCTTTAATAAGGTCAGCGTAGTCTACAACTATTGCTACTATTCTTTGTCCACCATTTCTATAATCTGCAACTAAATCATCTAAATCTTCAGCTCCAAATTTATATCTTGAGTATTGCTTAACTATTATACCCATTTCTTTATCATCTTTAGGAGCAAGACGAGCAACAGCAAGTTCTCCTATTTCTTCATTAGACCTACCGTCTAGTGTACGAGAAAACATCTTCTCAGCTGATGACCAATCCATAAATCTTTTAAATACTTGAAGTACATCGTTTTCAAATGTTATATGTAAAACTGTATTTTCAAGTCCGGGTATATTATCAGCATTAGGATTAAACTTAGATATACCCATAGTTACATTTTCTAAAAATCCAGACTTAAATCCACCAGATAAAGCTATAGTACAGTAAAGCTTTTGTGGTTTAAATTTACCTATGAATTTATCAAGTTCTGGTATACCCATAGATAGTGCATTCTTTTCTTCATAACGAAGTTTATGTATTATAGTTTCTATTCCTTCTACTTTACCACCACGACGAAATTGCACTGTAGTCACATCTTCTATAGATTCAGCATTTATTGTATTTCTTGCAAATACTTTCATTCCATTTAAAAGGTCTTTGAAGTTATCTACCATATCTGTAACAGAAGAACCTTGAAATTTATACACATTTTCTATTAAGTTTTCAGCATCTGAGATTACTTTAGAATTAAGTGCTGTAAAGTTTACAAGGTTTAATGATGCTTGTCTATTCTCTTCAGTTAAAGCTTGATAACCAGCATACAAATCATCTGCCATAGCATTATCGTAAGCTGACTGGTATATAAGAGCCTCTTCATCAAATGATACTCCATTTTTTATAAACTCGAGCATTTTCTGCATACAATTAAGCATATTCTGCTCTCTTACATCTTGCACATTTTTATTCCATATTTCAACGCACTCTCTACAGTTTTTAATAAATCTACCATTAGTACGAAAGTACGGTATAGTTGTGGTTATAAGGTTTAGTATAGCGTAGTTTATCGGTAATATCTTCATATCGTTTACTCCTTTCAGTTATCGCTAATAGTTGGTTTTTCAAATTCAGGAATATCTAGTAGCTCTTTTATTCTCGATATGTCGATATTCACATCATATATTTCCTCTATAGTTTTTTGTATCTTATCAGTTAAAGGTATAGTAGGAGACAGTACATACTCTGCATCTTCTTCTATAGACTTAACTTCTGATACCTTTACTTCTCTTTCTATCTTAAATTTAAAAGTTCCTTTATAAGATGACATAATAAGTGATAGATTTTTATACTCCTCATCGGAGTATTTATTAGTATTCACGTCTATTCTTATTTCATCTTTATCAGTTTTATCAAGTTTTAAATCATTAAAGAAAGCTTTCATTTTCTTTATTGATTGTCTGCATATATCAGTACCATCAATTATTGTATATTTTCTACATTTCTTATTTTCTATAAATTTGCAGTCATAAGTTCCATTTTCTAAATCTATCGTAATATCATCAAAACCTTTCTTTACTCCTGCGTCCGTAAATGATTTAGAAGAATAAGAACCAGTATACCAAATATTATCAGCAACTACTATTCTATTATGAATATGACCGCAAACTGTATAAAGTCCTGTAGTTTCTATTATATCTTTATCTTTAAGTATTTGTGCTGATTTATGAGTTTCAGCTTTATAAGCTTTAGCGTAAGGCATAGCGGATTCTATAGAACCGTGGTATATGGTTACATCAGCCATAGTAGTTAAAGCTTTATCTTTTAATTCCTCATAATCACTACAATAATACTCAGGTATAAATCTAAATAGTAAACCTTCATACTCATAAAACATTACGTCCTTTATTATAAATAAATTGGTATTATCTTCAAGTGGAGCGAATATATCAAGTTGAGTACTGTCATGTGATTGAGTACCTTTAACTATGAATATTTTAAAATCGTATATCTTAGCACGATTATAAAGTATCTTTATAAATTCTACTGCTATTTGTATAGCTTTATGGTTAGCTGGATAAACTCTGTCAAATAAATCTCCAGCTATAGTTAGTATATCTAAATTATCTTTTATTTTATCTATATAATAAATAATATTCATAAGTTCCTCTACGTAATCTGTAGGTTCTTTGTAGATTGATATATGAATATCCGAAATATTAATATGTCTTACAAAATGCTTCATAAACACCTCCGAAACAGCTTTTTGATTAAATTTGGTGCTACGCACCCAAAATTTTGTTGATGAAATTTTGACTAATTAGGAGGTATAAAAATGATAAAAACTAACAAAGCTAAGTTCTCTGATTTATCATCACTTTGGGTACAAATGGATAAAGTAGACAACTTATCATCAAAAGTTATAGAGCTTATAAGTGGACAAGATGTAAATGCAGAAACAGCACCAGAGTCTTTTTTACTGTATGAAGCGAACTCGAACAAAATGTTCAAAAGAGATATATTTAGACTATTAAATGAAGGTAAAATACAAATTAAATATAATCCTATGGTTGCTATAGGAATGTATCTTCCGTATGCTCCTTTAATTGATAAGAACTCAGGTTCTGTGCAAGTTATAGTGAATGCTACTTCTTATTGTGTAGAAGAAGATGGAAAGCTTAAGATTAATATAAATGATTTAATAGGACTTTGTCAAGGAGCTTATGCTGTATACACTTCTCTTATTAACTATACTAAGATATGTACTAATTTCAAGATGAGATATGAGCTTATTGAGTTATACTTTAAGATTATGACTATTGCTATATCAGGTTCTCCTATATTTGCAAGTGGAGCTAACTCAAGGTATCTTAAATATATCTGTGCTAGATTCTTGCTAGGACATCATTTTGGACTTGACAAAAATGTTCACGAAAGTGCTATGAACCAAGCAAAGATTGATATGGAGAATGAAAAAGCATTTATAAACCAAATGGTTTTAGAAACTCCAAAAGAGAACTGGCATTCATTTCACGGTATAGTAGAGATACTAAAAGCTAACTTCTTATCTTTAAAGGATAAAGTATCAGTAGAAAGTATAAGACAAAGAATTGCGATTATATTAGGTTCACCTAATACATTTGTAATAGATTATGTTCCTTATCTTTGTGCACTATCAGCTGGGTATTATACTAACTATATTATCTATAGAAGTTCTACTATTAAATCAGAACTTCAGCCTTATTGTATGATGGTTGCAAAAGATGTATTGCAAGCACTTTAAAGGAGGTTTAATATGAAAACCTTTATTGATAGCTCAGATGGAAGAAAGACTTCCTTCTTTGAGCATATAACTCCACATATGTCTAATCTTATAGAAATAGACGGAATAGTAGGAGTTCATAAGTTTACACTTACAAAACTTACAAATCCTACTATGGAATTTTTAGATACTCTAAATTTAGGAAAAGGGCACTTTCAAACTATGTTTGATGTATACCAGTTTCCAGAGCTTCAATTCACACCAGACTTTGGTAAGTACCAAATAATGTTCGAAAATACCACAGGATTTAGAGATTATAAATCGTACTGTGATATAAAGAAAGCTAAATACTTCTTCGTAGACGAAAGTCTATTCTTTGTAGTTCCAAAAGATGAGATATTTCTAACTTCTGGAATACTTCTTATATCCTCAGGAAATGATGTCGTTAGATTTACAACTACTAAAGAAGCTGATAGTATTCATCTTTATTCTAATCTGTATCTTAATACAGCACTTAAGAATATAGAAGTATTTTCAGACAAAAAACCTATAGACCAGTATGAGATATGTCATGGTGTATTTGAAGATGATGAAGCTAAGTTTAAAAACGGTATAGCAAGAGGAGTTGTAGTAAAAGCTCCTACAAATGGGATACTATCATCTATAGGAATTATAGTGTACGAGAAAGCTGGAGTTACAGGATTTGAGTTTAGAGAACTAAATTATGCTTCTTGGAATCAAAAGACAGCAGTTCTTAATCTTAATAACTTGGAAGATGAAATAGGAGCAGGAACTACTATAACTAAGCTATTTATATTATATGATACAAATACAGCTGAGAAAACTACAGTAGATAAGTTATTTCCGGGTATAATAGATATAGCTTCTAAAAAGTCTGCACTTCATTTTGTAAAAAATGAAAACGCATCTCTTGTACCTATGATACAAGACGACCCAAGGTTTTATATGAACTTTGGAGCAGACACAGAATACTTTGCAAATATTAAATCTATATCTAAAAGATTAGCACTAGATTTAATATCGGAAGAATACTCAAAAGTTAGAAATACACTTGATATTCCTAAAGATGATGCTCTAACTACTTGGACATTCTACGTCCCTAATAGATACTCTCAAGTAGTATCTTTATATGTAAATGGACTATTCTATCATCATGAATTTTTAAGAGAAGATAGACTTGGACTTTCTAAGATTGTAATAGAGAAAGAGCATTTAAAAGAATATGGCGAAATAAAGACACTAGAGGCTTGTGTAGAGCCTTTATTCACAAGAAGGTATGATTTAGTTATAGATGATGATATACAGTACGGAAAGGCTACAGCACACGCTCAAAGCGATGAGCTTAACTTAATACCTTTATATGACACAGCTGGACTTGACAGTGAGTTTGACTTATTCGTAGACGGACATTATATAAGAAAGGAATTCTATGAGTTTGTAAATTACAATAATAACTTATTCGTATTCTTAAAGAAAAGGTTTCTTAAAAATAGCTATGTATCTTGTATAGTACACGCTGATGATATATATGACGTCAAAAAAGGTACTATAAGTGATATAGAAGGTAAAGAGCATATGTCAAGATACAATAAGATATATTATGCTGGTAAACTTATCCCTTATAATCATATACATGACTTCTTAGAAGGTAAGTATTACGATATAGCTCTTGATACACTTCCTGATATAAATGATGCTAAGATAGAGATACTTGAGTATAAGAATAATAAAATGTATGATTTTATATCAGACGGTAACAATCAAAACCTATTAAAAGGATTTCATAAGATATCTGAGGTAGAGAAGAAAGTAGCCATATTTTCGATGGTTGACATTTATAATTATATAAAAACCCAAGTTTCAACTAACATCATTTTGGCTAATAGTTATCCTATTCATAACCACGATGATGATATTATAAAAAGGACCAAATTCGTATACGATTGTATTACTATTGGAAAGAAATTAAGAGGAATTGTCAGCGGGAATGATATAATAGACACAGGAGTGAAAGACTATATAACGACCACTTATCAAGATTTGATAAACTCCAATGGGGTACTGGTATTAAGTAATAATGAGACAGTTATTTCACAAGCACCTATGCCAGTTATATTTGAAAGGTATGATGATTAGCTAATACTAAGAAAAGAGGTGAAAATCTCCTATTCTTTAAATTTTATAATTGTTACAATTAAATAGCTTTTGATAAGTACATATACGGTGTATAATGAGAAAGCGATGTTCGGCAAATTTTGGTTTGAATTTTAGTAGTATTCTTTATCTGAGTATATTCTGAGATATACCTCGAACCGCAGATAAATAAGAATACGGTAAAATTCCTTATGTGTTTTAAAGTTTATATACATATTTCTAAATTATCAAGTTCAAATATAATATTTGAAGTAGAAGTTATTAGTAGAAATATAACATTAGGTATTTTGGGTGTCCCTTTGATGAGTTGAATTTATTAAGATGAAACGCCGTTCACCGGAACGGTTTACAAATGAATTTTGGGTGTCCCACCTCATTAACGTGAATAGTATACACCAAGCTTACTATTCAGGATAAAAATTTGAAATTATAAGTTTTATTATTTAGGTGTCCTACTGTGTAATTGTAAAACTAAATTAAAAAACTTTAGATATTTTCATAATGTCAAGTTATAAAGATATCTGGTCATGTAATGATACAAAGATATATGCTCCCATTGCGGGAGCATATATTTTAATGTATTCCGTCCATATGTGGCTTATATTGATTGAGAAGTTTACCGTGTTTTATAAAGCTATACGTTGCTAGTATATTCAGAACTACAATATTTATGAAAATGCACGATATGAAGTGTAATCCTAAGATATATAACACGATAAGGACAAAGGCACATCTTTTAAAAAACGCAGAAGCCTTTTCGTTCCACGTCCTTACATAGATATAGAATAATAAAAAAGCTATGGCAAATAATACGACAATATTCAGCAATAATTTTAAAAGATACATTCTAACCTCCTCTCTCTTTAAAATGGATTACGTGATTTTGGTTTTAATCTATTAATGCGTTTTCCATTACCGAAGTAACTTCCATTTACACCCATAGTTATCTCCTCATCACCATTTCCATTTTCTAAAGTATTATATATTTCCTGAGCTTTACGCTCAAACTCCACCGCATCGTTTCCTCTTTTATACGTATCGTCTTCAAGAGTTCTAAAACCTAACATTTGTCCATTTTCCAAAGCATTCTGTTTTATAAACTCTTGATACTTTTGCTCGTCAGTAAGTCCAGCATAAGGGTCTACTTTAATGTCAAATACATCAAGTTTATTATATTGTAAACTTTCATCGTCTGGTACATTAGGATAATGAAGTCCGAATTTAATATCCATATCTATATCTTTATAAAGTACATATAAAGCCATAAGGTATGCCATTAAAACGTCATCGTGGTATCCCGGTAAGTGGTCTACTCTACCAGCTGATGATATTGTAAGGCTCATAAGTTCACGTGATATATCTTCTGAAACGAAGTATGTCTTGTATCTATTAACTCTCATATTTAGAATTTCTCTTGTCATAGTCTCACGGACATCATGTGTCATATCAAGACCATATTTACCTTTAGATATTTTACCATCATCTGAATTAATATAAAATGAACTATCATCTTTTGCTGTTTGATAATAGATATTATCAACTATATCAGAGCAGTGTATAAGCTTATCTACGACTCCACGTCCTATACCGTTTCTTTCTATTACAAATATACCATTAGGTACATATTGTCTATAGAATTCGATTATAGTTTTTGAGAATATCTCAGTATCATCTTCGTTACTTCTAAAAGTAAAAAGTACCTTAGTAGTGTCAGGGTCTATACCTACCATAGTAGAATAGTCAGAGTCTTTAGTTCCTCCACCACCAGCTATATCGACACCTATTACAACTTTCTTAAATCTTGCAAGTTCAAAACCGTCATAAGTTGTAAATACGTGACGATTGTTTAAGACAATAGTTTTCTTTCTTTGGTTTTTGGTATAAATATCAATAAGTTCCAAAGCTCTTCTTGAGAATGGTGAACGGATAAGAGTTCTTTTCCATTTAAGCATAACTTCAACGTCGAAGACTTCTCTATCAAGTTTACGTAGTCTTTCTATTAACCATTCTTGAGTAAAACCAAGTTCATTGTACATAAATGAGCAAAATACTATATCTTTCTTACCATTTGCTCTCATATATGTCTTTAGCTCTTCTTTTGATAAATCAAACATTATAAGATTGAATCTTACGCAGTTTTCAAATAAAAGCTTATATAACCATTCTCCTTCTTTAGTTGTAGCATCAGGTGGAGTAGAAGTCATAGTAATATTATGTGGAGTTCCTACCTTTTCAGCATTTGCAGCCGCTTCTTCATGAGCAGGTTGAGCTGAACCGTAAGCAAGATAATTATATTTAGACCAACCAATTTCGTCAAATCCTATTTTAACTAAACTTTTTCCCCGTCCAGTCTTCATAGCACCTTCTTTAGTTTGTCCTGTCGTTCCGGCATATATTTTATTATTCCAAAGTTTGTGGTGTATTTCTATACCTTTTGCATAGTCATCGCAATCTACTATAGTTATATTACCAGTAGTATCTTCTTTTGCTTTAAATCTATAGAACTTAAGATAAGCTGGTAAGAACTGCAATATATTTATAACGTCTTGTAAGTTATCCTTTGCTTTAGGTAAGTTATTTGCAAATAGTGCCATATTAGCATTACGAGAAGCAAAGTTCCAGCACCAACCAACGATAGCATTGTCAGTTCCCGATTTATACGTTTGTCTTGGTTGTTCAAGATAATACGTGATATCATTTGCTGTTAGATACATTGAAGTAAATGAACCTATGTGAAATCTCATCTTAGTAGGTCCAGCTGGAGTTGATACTCTTGCTACTTCACGACAATAATAGAATATATTAGAGCAAGTTTCTAATTGTATTCTATCCATTTGGTCTTGTGTTAGATTTTTAGAATGTGGGTCTACACCGTCAAGTGATGTATCATTTAAAAGTAGTGGTAACCACCATCTATGCACACCTAAGTTAAATAAAACCTTAGCAAAGTTAATTGCGTGTGGGTTTGTAGATTGAAATTGCACTTTTGGTATCTTAGGTGGTGGAAATTGTTTTAATAAATCTTCCATCATTCTATCCATAGTAGATATATCTTTAGTATCGTTTATAACTCTACCAGTTTCTATGTCTATATTAGGGTCTATCTCTCCTTTTACATCGTAGTCAACTTTAGGTATATAACCCTCACTCGGTGAGTTAGGGTCACGTACCGTTTCATTAGGATTTACGTAATTAGAATAAATGTGATTTCCGTCAGCATCTGTATCTACATGATTTTCCGAAACTATAGTTCCGGCAAGTTCTATAGATAATCTATCAAATCCTATATCTCCTGTCATTTCATTATCTTTTTGAAATTGTCTTATATCACTTTGTACTTCTTTTTTGAAACTAGAATTGAGTTCTTCTTCTTGTAAAAACTTATTAAATTTACTAAAACTATTACCCATAATTATCCTTCATAACCTTCAGGATATGCTATATTTATCGTCATTCTTGATTTCTTATGGTCAAATTTTCTAGTTTCTTCTATGTCTTTATTTAAAGTCTTTATAACTATATTACAAGCTTCTATTGCTTCTTTAGTCTTTAGCTTTCTTCTTAAAGCTTGAGCTTCTTGTAAAACGATGTAAGCATTATTTATAGCATCTTTTTTAGAATACTTAGTTGTAATATATTCCATATCTATTTTAGCAATAGATGCTTCTCTTGCTATATCTGTAACTTTCATCATTTCTTTTTCAATTTCATCTTCTGTGAATGTGATAGATTCAGCATACATTCTTATCTCTTTTCTTGCCATTTTATCTTGAAGTGCTGCAAGTATATCACAAGATTCAGCATACTTTAAAAGCTCTTTAGATGCTAGTATTTGAGAAGGTCTATCGGTTTTTATTTCGCTAAATCTATTACGAGATTTATCTATAGCTGATAAGAAGTTTTCCATTTGTCCAAAAGATGCTGGAGTTTCAGCAAATCCAGAATTTACTGACCTCATTATTCTTGAAAGTAAATAATCAAATGGAGAACCTTTTTGATTCTTACCAAGAGCTGAACGAAGTACAGTTTCTACATTTAAGAATTTGTGAGTATGATGTGTATTTATAATATTTTTAATAATATAAGCTACAGCTTCATCGAGTATTCTTATATTTTTGGTGTCTCCTTTTATAGCATCATTTATAACCTCAAATATTGTAAGAACGATAAGAGAAGTTCTAAAAGATTCTTGTGGAGTTTTATTATAATCATTTACCCATCTATTTATAACACCGTAAGAATTTGTATCAACATTCTCTCTATTATTAGCATAATCTATAGTAGATGAAAAACTTTGCATAAGTCTATTAGCTTTCATAATTTGAGATAGTCTTCCACATAATTTAGGGAAGTTAGATACATAAGCTACTATTTGAGGAATAAACTCTTTATATATCTTTTCTTGTAGAAGTTTACTATCTATAGTTTCAGCTTTTATCTTATCACTTATTGTATCTATATATAGCTCATCTATAACCACCATTAAAGATGATATTTTATAATCGTTTACGAATACCTCTAAATCTCTTTGTAAAGCTTCAGCTAAATCCATATTCTCATATTCTTCTAAATCTTCATCGTATTTAGATACTTCTATTGTAGCTGTATTTTTAGGAACAGCAAGCTCAGTTGCTCTACTCTTTACAATAGTCTCCATAATAGCATCAGCCGCACACCACTGAGTTTCGTCTATACCCTTTCTATTAGGAAAACCTAGAGAAAAAATATAATCGGGATATATGTCTATCATATCACTTGCATCTTCTGGATTAAAGCCTCTTATATCTCTTTTACAGTATGTAAAATTAAGAGTTATACCAGAAGCTTTATATATCTGAGATGCTAAGTTATATAGTGGCTCTTTAAGTATTTCTAACTTATTCATATATTAAAACCTCCTTGTTTTACTTAAAATATTATATTTTGGTGTTCGTAACAGATGTATCTAGGAACATAGAAAAAAAAATAAAGGTGAGGCGAACCCCACCAATATCTTTTATTTTCTTCTGTAAAGAGGTTGGTTATTTTCATCACGCAAATCCTCTTTACTTCTCGCATATTTATAGAACCCTTTGTGCTTGAATATATTTTTCTTTACCACAGTGCCGTCAGGTCCAGCTTCTTCAACTGAAACCCTTTCACTGTAAGCATAGAATATTTCTATCCAGCTATTTAGGTCCACACAAATTGCAGTTACAGCAGCAGGGAATCCCGCCAAATGTAATGCTCTGCAATTATTTTGTTCCATATAATCTATAACGTCATTGCAGACGTATAAATAGTTATCTGGAGTAAGTTGAGACCAAGCCTTTTTAAGTTCTTCACTTAGCTCTATAACTTGGTATCCTTTTTCCTTTAGTTCTTCAATTTGATTTAATCCTAAAGTATGATTTGAGCAATTTAGTAAATTTTGTAACATAATATCGACCTCCCAGTCATTTTTAAATTAAGACTATTTGAAACTCTCAAGCCTTCTCAGGTTTATTCCTTTTGTCTACATTTATCATATATAATTGAAATGAAAAATTACGTAAATTTATATACTGTCTGCGAAACCACCAGAAACACCCGAATATATTAATTTTAAAAGGAGGACTCGAATATGTATGTAAAAAAAGGTATCCCTTATAATATAGTAAGTGATGACGGATATACTGGTAATTCATTTATTACTATGTCTGATATAATTGCTAATGATATAATAATGGAAGCGATTTTTAATAATAAATCAAGAGAGCAAATAAAAGGATTAGAGAATGAACCAGTTTCTCGTGAACTTTGTGAAAGTGTATTAGATAATATAAAATCTGATGAGGTTGAATACTCTATAGATAAGATGATAGATATAGATGCAATTTATACATCTTCTATGAAATCGCTAGATAGAGAATTCAATGTAGATGAAGTAACTTTACAAGGATGTGAGTTTATTGTAGATGATTATGGTTCTTCGTTCACTGTAATAAAAGTGGTAACTTATGAAAATATCGAAGGAAATGAACTTAATCAAGTTCATTATTTATTACCGCTTTTCCATAACGATGTAGTTCTTGCAAATAAAGTTACATATGCACTACATGTATCAGGAAATGGAGAATGTGAATTTTTAAGACTTCCTATGATAGAATCAGGAGACACATATGCTATTGATAGTCGTGAGCTTGTAAATAAACTATTAGAAACTAAAGCATATTCTATGTGGTTTATGAACCTTATACAACATAAGAAACTTCTAGTAATTCCAAAAGAAGATTTCGCTGTTCAACTTGCAAGACTTGGAATTGTAAACTTTATACCAGCACAAGGATTAGGAGTTTATCTTGATGCACAAAATAATACTCTTATGGGTAATATAGTTGATAATAGCATAAGACTTCAAAAGTTTGATGTTGATGAGATAAACGCTTCTAAAGATATGATAGTTATGTATGATAACCGTTCGTATAATGAAAATCTACTAAACCATAGACTCCCTATATCTATATCAATTCTCGATGAAGGACAAGTCATGTACGCTGGATTATATATGGACGATACATTTATAGAAATAGCTGACGAGAGAATGAAGTATATGGAAGCTGATACTTCTACTAAAGTAGGAAGAGCTGTAGAGAAAGCTAAAAGAATACCGAGACAAATAGTAGAAAAAGGCGAAAAGCTTATATCTGAGCTTAGAGGATTTATGGTTGAGTGGAGAAAGGCAAAAGATGATGCTTTAAGAGAAAAGGTTATAAATGATGAGTTTATTCCTATTCTTGATAACTCTATGCAATGGCTTGTAGGAGCTGCAACTGGATTTGGAATATACTTCCTTGTAACAGCAAACCCACTTATTGCTATACTTGGTGGATATGGAGCGAAGGTTATAAAAGGAGTTCAAGATGCTAAAACTCGTGAAAGAGTTTTAAAGATGATAAAAGATGAACTTGAAATAATAGATGAAAAGATAAACGATGCTAAAAACTCAGACGACAGAAAGAAGAAATATGCTCTTATGAGAATTAAGCAATCGCTTGAAAAGAAACTACTAGGTATAGTAAGAACTAAGAAATACGTATAAGGAGGTGTAATACTTATATGAGAGGTTTCTTAAATAAACTAGAAGAAGTTAATAAAAAGAAAAAACCAAATTTATACGGTGAAGCTGATATAGACGGATTTGATACGTCTACATTTGATTTACCCGATTATATGGGAGCGGACAATGACCCAGTTCCAGAACCTGAAGAGCCAGAATTTCAAGAACCAGACGATACAGGAGATGATATACCAGAACCTGAACCTGAAGTTACAGACCCTGACCCAGATGACGGATTTGACCCTGAAAACCCAGAACTTCAAGAAGATGCAGGAGAACCGGGAGATACTCCAAATGAGGATAACGCATTTACAGAAGGGGAAGATGAGGATACTCCTGTATTTAGAAGAAAGACTAAAAAGCTTAATAAAGCATTTGCGTCTTTATATGACCAATATAAAGACCTAATAGCTAAATTAAAGAATATCGATGCCACAGGAGATAAGGCTACAGTTATTAATACCTATATAGATGAGTATGAAGAAAACTTACAAGCCTTGGTTGAATATGTAAATGATAACACTGATACTTGGGTTATAAGATTTCAAACTTATGTAGAATTTCGTGCTACATTTGCGACTATTAATAAGAAACTATCTTCTATAGAAGAAGATGTAAATATACTGTCTTAAAAACAGTAGAAAAAACAGCACTTTAGATTAAAAATAAAATTTAAAAATAACTAGGAGGTATAAAATATGGATAATAATACTATGCTTGTAAGAACAAGCTTACGTTCACCTAGCAATGACGGTAAAGCTAGAGTTAAAGCATCTATCGTCGGTGTAAAAGATGTTCTTACTGGATTTAAACAATATGCGGAGTCTCAAGGGATTAACTTCTCTTCTAATTCAGCACCTTCAGCTATGAAAGCTCATATGCAAGGGTTAAAGGACCAAATGACAGCTAAAATAGTTGCAGACAGTCAAAGCACTAGATTTGGAAATGACACACAAGGAAGAGTTATGTATGCTGAAATGCAAAAGATAGCTAAATCAGACGTGGCTACAATAGGTGCAAGACTTGAAAATGAAATAAACCTATATGCGGAAGGTATGATGGCAGGAGAATATCACCCATTCCAACTTGCGATATTACCACATGTATATTTAGAAACATTATCTCAAAATAGTAGATTTTTGATGCCTACTAAAGAATATGTATCTGAACAATTACCACCAAGAAAAATGATTACAAGACAAGTTGTAATTGAAGGTAAGAAATATGACTTCCCTCATTGCTTAAAAAATCCTGAAGTAATGAGAAAGTTAAGAACTGCTGGAAGTAAAGCTATTGAATACAAATTGACAGATATGACAAAAACTGCATTTAATATCTTTGCTGAATCTCACGAAGGAACTGTAGGAGAATCAACTCTTATTCCTCAACTTGACATCATAAAAGTAAAATACCATGATGCGGGAACAGCAGCAGATGAAGATGTTGAATTAAATGTATCTAATATAAACCCAGATGCACACAACTACACTATGGGAAGATTATTTAAGACTTTAAAATCACCAAAAGCAAATGCTACTACAGAAGTAACTATATCAGCTGAAGTAAACTTTGCAACTGGAGATATTAAACTTATTAAATCTACTGAAGTGAAAGAAATTACATTCAGAGCTCATATGTCAGGAGCTTATAATAGAAAATCAGCATCAATAGATATTGAAACTAAACCAATCATACAAGTGATTAAAAATAGAATCAATATGCTATTTGACTATGACCCCGGTTCTATGCAAAACTTCTTATCTTTAGAAAATATAGATGGAGTTTTGGAAGGACAATCTATTATATTCGACGTTGTTGTATCAGCAAAAGACCAATTTGTATTTGATACATTAAATGGAGTTTTAGAAAACTTAAAAACAGCAAAAGCTGCTGGATTTGATTTTGAAAACTCTGATATGGGATACTATACTGGAACTCACTATACTAAACCGGGAGTAACTAATGGATTTAGACCTACATCTCCTGAACAATGGGACATTGAAGAACTAGGAAGAAGAATGAAAGAAGTTCACACTAATATGGGAACTAAATTCAAATCTGTTTCTGGTTTACAATTCAACTGGTGGGCATCTCCTGTTAATACTGCAAGATTTATAAGAAGTACACCAATCTTAACTAAGAATGAAAACTATGGTGGTATGACAAATGAATATGCTGTATACGGATTACAAATCGCAGGACAAACTTGTAAAATGGTAGAAACTGAAAGAGCGCTTGACAATGAAGGATTGAAATGCGTTCCTTATTCTAATATGGAATCTCAACCAACATTTGAATTCCAACAAGGACCACACGCTTTATACACTGATGGTACTTTTAGAAATCCAACAAGACCTCATATGCCAGCTATAGCATACTATGATTACTATGATTGTAACTATATCTATGCAATACTTGGACATATTGATATCAAAGATACAGTTGCACCATAATAAGATAAAAGGCGTTCCACTGCCATAAATGAAGGAGCTATATAATTCATGAGTGCTACCCGAAAGGGTAGCATTTCATTTACTTTTTGAAAAACAGCGACGTAAGAGAGAAAGAAATAAGGAGGAACTAAAATGAATATAGAAATTAAAGAAGATTTTGTAGCACCCTTTTTAAATGTAGACCCTAAATGGATAGATGAGCTTATAGCGTCTAAAACCGATATACAAAATAAGGTAATTTGTATAGAGGAATTATCTGAGCTTACTAAAGAGATTACAAAGGAGATAAGAGGCGAAGATAATAAAAATGAGCTAGTTGATGAAATGGCAGATGTTATAATATCCCTTCAAATTATGGCAAGAATATATCATATAACTCAGAATACTCTTGATAGTGCGTACAATAAGAAGATGAGACGCAACTTAGAGAGAATAAGAGTTAATAAGTGGACAAGTGATATTATAAATAAGATAAAGGGTGGTGCAAATGGGAATTAAATATGAAGCACTCACAAAGAATATAGAAAAGAACTTTAAGTTAAAACTTGTAGGAAATGATGATAAATCTATAAAGTATATTAATAGATTCATAAAGGATAAGAAATATATAGTTGTAGGGGAAGCAGTGTATCTTATATCCGATATAGAAAGTGTAGGAGACGACGTTATAATCCATTGTAAGCCTTTAGACGACGTTATGTTCGTTTATGGGTTAGATGTTCAAGTAGAGACTGATTATGAGCTAGATATGGCTCGTATCGATTTTAAAGCGACTTCAGTTGATAGTAAACCCTTTCTTTCTATAGATGATGAGAATTATGAAGTGGAGCTTAAAGAAAGTATAGTAGTTGATACTAATAAGAAAGAAGCAAACATTGATAAGGTATTTCATTATATAGCATCTGTAGATTTAGTAGTTTATATAAATGGAGTTTATAGCGAAATAGTAGAGCCTATAATAGATGTGAATGATTTAGTACATCTTGATAAAGCTGATGTCGTAAAAATAGGAAATACGTTATATGATAAGAATAGAGCTATTGCTAAAATCATAAAAGAACTACCAAACAACAATAAGGTTGTGGAAAAAAAGAAAGGACTTTTCTCTTTCTTAAAGCGTTAATTTACATCTATATATTGATTTAGGGAAGGAGTGTGTTCGATATGGATATATTGCACAACATAGTAAGTCTTATGGACTTATTTATATATGCTATTGCAACTTCATGCTATATCACAACAGTTGGGGTCCTTGATTTAATCTATGAACCGGAATGATAAAATTATGTAAACGGTGGGGTTTTCCCACCGTTTATTTGCGTAACGAACAATTTTTTGATATAAATTAATATAATTCAGGAGGTTTAAAATATGGATAAAAGACCAAAGATTATAACTCTTTATGGAGAATCTGAAATATCAGCAACTCCTAGAAAGAGAATAGTTGATAGAAAGTATGTAGGAAATCAAATAGTATGGACACAAGAGTGTCTTACATTTGGAAGAACTACAAGAAACGGAAATGATTTCTTAGAGGAAAACTTTAGAGAAGCGATAGAAGACCCTTTTGTTGCGGATAGATTAAAAGGTAATAGATTCTTCTCAGAACTTGACCACCCTAGTAAAGCTGATACTGAAAGATTTGTGCAAGTTTTCTTACAAAATATAGCATACAGAAATAAGCACTTCTTCTTTGAAAATGGAACTATGTATTCAGAGTGTGAAACTATAGACACTCCATCTGGAAAGATAGTGAGAACTCTTATAGAATCAGATGCTGAAATAGCTGTATCTTTTAGAGGATATGGAGTTCCTAAACTTGACGGTAATGGGGAAACTATAAAGCTTGTAGCATTTGACGTTGTATATCAACCAAGTGACCCTACTTCACTATCAAAAGAAGAATCATTCAGAAATCAAATGTATGCAGAAGGATATTCAGCTTCTGAGTTTGCAAGAATAGCCGTAAGAGATAATCTAGTTGCTTACGATACAATTCCTAAAACTTCTGGACTTTATGCTGAAGCTTCATTTGAAGGTATAAGACCTAAGCAAGTTATAAAATATGGAGATGATGTTTTAGGTATTACTTATGAAACTAAAGAAGAAATAGAAAGAAATGCTAAAGCTCAAGGATTTAGAAACTTTATCATAAATCTATAAGGAGCTCTGATAATATGAACCCTAATAGACTTATAAAAGATGTAAAGGAAAAATTAGGTATAGGAACCTTTATAGAAACTAAATATACAGATTACGATTTATATGATAGGATATTATCTTCAGCTAGAATGTGGTTCTCAAGAATATACGCTTATGAGATATTTATACCGTCTATGAAATTTGATAATTCTTTGAGATATAATGGTAGAGTATATTCATATAAGATACCAGAATATATCACAAAGGAACTAGCTTATGAGAAAACTGGGGTTATAGATGTAAGACATTTGCGTCAAGCATTTTCAACTGTAGAAGATACTGGTATGATGTATCTTCCTACAGCAGACACTATGTATCCACCACCAGCTGACGGAGTAGGCTCTACTTATATGGGAGCTATGAGTGCAACACCTTCGTATTATATGCAAGGTATCGCCCCATTTATAGGAATGGCTCAAACTCAAGCATCATATGAAATGTATAGAAAGCCCATAAAGGCTAAGTTCCGTTCACCTAACATAATAGAATTCGATTTAAGAGGAATGTCGCCTGTTGGAACTAATTGGGAACTACGTTTAAAGGTAGGACACCCTATGAGTTTATTTAGTGTAGATGAACCACACTATCTTATATTCCAAAACTTAGCTGTATTTGATATACAAGAGTTTCTATGGAATAGTGAACTTAAAGGACTTGATGGTTTAACTAACGGATACGATAATATATCTTTAAAGATAGATGATTGGGCAAATGCCTCTGAGCGTAGAGCTGAGTATATAGAAAAACTTGAAGCTGATGTAGTTCTAATGGAAGGAATTACAACTTATTAAAATAAGACAACACTAGATTGTGATAAGTTAGATATATAACATCTGAAGCTAGTAAAACTGGTACAAGAATATTCGTCGACAATATCTTGGAGAGAGTGTATTCTATTAGTTCTAAAGTAAGTCCAGTAAACCGCAAGGAAGCGTGTGGCAATAGGGTGAAAGTTTACGAGTGGTTTAGAAGCCTTCGGTAGTTTGATGTCTTTATATATAAACCTTATCACCCGGATAGTCTTTTATACTTTTAATAATATAAATTGCGTAAAAAAAAATAAAGGGAGGCGAAAGCCTCTCCTTATTTTTATTCTTTCATTTCTTTTAGCTCTTTATAAAGATTATCGTTAAACAATCCTTCTGCTCTGTCAAGTTCTGTAACGTAGCAAGTAGTTACAGTTTTCTCAATAGTTTGAGATAACCAAAATTCTACATAACCGTGATTACGTGGATAGAATTCTTTCGGAACGTTTACCATATCTATAAAGTAAACTCTCTTATTTGCTATTGTGAGAGTTTTATACTTTTCAGGTATTTCATTCCAATCATCAGAAGGAAGCTCTAAAACTTGCACTCCTGATAAACCTACTTGTGTTACAAACCCTAAATCCACTGCAGTATCTTTATACAAAGCTAATATGAATGGAGTATCTGTATCTACAGTATTCTTCTTCAAAGACGCATAATAATTAGTTATTTGGTCTTCTGCCATATACTTAGATACAGTCTTAAATCCGAATGTGTAAATAAGATAACCTATACAAGCATCGGCTATCTTATTATCACTATCAAATTTAATATGCTTTAAAACGTCTGGTGAATTATTACCTACTTTTAGAAGCTTTAAAAGCATAGCTATATTTAAAAAGTTTGCTGAGATTTCAGGAATTACACCTTTATCAAGTTTATACATTATATCGTCATAAGGTGCAAGTCCTAGTGCATACACCACATTTCTACAATGGTATATACGGATTTTCTTTTCTGATGCTTCTACGATATCTTTAAATCTTGTGTGAGCATCATTATCCCACTCACCACTGTCGTAGAAGTCTATCATCTCAAATTCAGCTGTTTGAGACGTCTTATCAAATTCTCCTGTATATCTTAGAAGTTTGTGAGATATATTTCCACCACTTCTATGAGATACACAAACCACATCACCTTTATTTAATATAAAAAGTCCATGGTTATCATTTGATAAAGTTCCACCAGTACGGATAAAGATACAGTCTTTCTTATTTCCATACTTATCTCCAATAAGTTCAGTATGTCCTGAGTTTGTCATACCTCCGCCTTTTTCCCAGAATGCTGGGTAACCTTTCTTTGTAAATGCTATTTGCAATTTCATAATATCATTCCTCCTTTTTAATTTTAAATTAAGACTTTATTGTCTTTATAATATTATATTATTACTAAGGTTATTATATATAATTAAATATAAAAATTGCAAGGAACATAGAAAAAAAAATAAGGTGGAGCGAACTCCACCAAATTCTTTTAGTTTCTGTGAACTATTATTAGTGCTGAGAATATAACAGCGTTATTC